GACGCAAAAGCCCGTAGAACTTATGGAGATGTATATAACAAACTCGTCTAACAAGGGGGACATCGTTCTTGACCCATTCATGGGCAGCGGGACGACTGGCGTAGCCTGTGCGCGGGCCGGACGGCGATTTATCGGAATAGAACTCGACCAAAACTATTTCGAGATTGCCTCCGACCGTATTAAAACAGCAGCAACCATTTTATGAAGGTACTAATTACTGAACTAGCAAACGAAATTTGCGTCTCTGTTAACGAGATTATGGTTTTCCAGCAAACCATGTCTCCCGATCTCTATACGGGAGTTGGAAAACGCACTTGGTTTACCATTGAAGGCGTAAATGAGGTAAAAAAGCACTTTACTGGCCCTCATTTTGACAGTCATATCATGTCTGGAATTGTTTTGGGGCAATGCCGCAATCCACGCTTTGTTTACGCAAAGATTCCTAACGTAGAGGGCAAGGTTGTTGTTAAAATTCCGGCACGATTGTCTGGAAAGTTGGATAAAAAGCGTATTGGCATAGAGAAATTGGTGCATGGCGCAGAAACGTCCTATCAGTGGGTGAAAATTGACCAAAATGCTAGTGTTTGCTAAAGACGCTCTGTAAAACTAATGGAAAATAAAACTCACGAGTCGCTTACCTATGTATCGAAGGAGCCTGATGTCCTTACATTGCGTAAAGCGTATGAATCAACAGCACTTGAACTTGCGTCTTACATCGACTTGTGCCGAACAAGCTACGATGATCGCCGTAACTACTGGGCGGGAAAAAGCCGTGACTTGCGAAAACATGGTAGCGATGCTTTTCCGTGGGAAGGTGCTGCTGATACCGAGGCGCACGTTATTGACGAGCGTATTAACCGTCTCGTAGCTCTGTTTATGTCTTCGCTCAATCGGGCGAACATTCGTGCTTACCCAACTGAGGCAACAGACATTCCGCGAGCAAAGATTGTTTCGTCGTTTATGAAGTGGATGAGCACTAGCGGCTACATTCCTCGCTTCAAACGCGAGATGGAGCTTGGTGCCAACTACCTGTTGGAGCGCGGCCTTTTAATTACTTACGTTGGCTGGCACCGTGAAGACCGCACCTATCTTCAGCAGTTTAATTTGGAGCAAATTGCTCAGGTTGCTCCTGATGTAGCTCAAGCCATTCTTGCTGGAAATCAGGATGACGCAGTAATTGAAATGCTGAAGAAGGCATTTCCTACGGTGCAGGATAAGCGTGCTAAGAAAGCATTGGCGCAACTGCGCAAGACAGGTACTGCTGAAATCCCGATTGTGCGTCGTCAAATTGATGCGCCAATGGTCAAGACGCTATCCCCTGATGGCGACTTCTTCTTTCCACCTTACGTTACCGACCCTCAGCGTGCACCTTATTGCTTCTGGAAGACGTTTTATACGGCCCAAGAGCTAAAGAATAAGGTTAGTACGGATGGATGGGATGAGGAATGGGTTGATTGGGTTATCCAGCGTCATCGTGGAGTTAATTCCGACACCGTTGATAACTACGTTGACGGGCGTAAGTCCATTTCACTCGTTACAGTTCACACAAACGATAGCGACCTCATTGAAGTGGTGTATGGCTATCAGCGTCTAATTGACAAGGAAGACAACAGCGAGGGAATCTATTGCACTATCTTCCACCGTGAGTTTAGTGGTAACGAAACCGTTAAAGGTTATGCCAAGTTTGAGTTGCTAAACGGTTATGAAGACTACCCTGTTGTAGTCACTCGTCTCAGCGAAGATTCCAAGCGTCTTTATGACGTTCAAACAATTCCTGATATGCTGCGTGGCATTCAGCAGCAGGTGAAAGTTGAGCGTGATTCGCGCATTGACCGCAATAGCTTGGCTACGCTTCCGCCTATCATGCACCCGATTGGCAATGCTCCTAGCGATTGGGGGCCGGGACGCTATGTGCCATACAAACGTGCTGGCGAGTTTCAGTTTGGCCCTGTTCCTCAATTTAACGCCGGTTCTGTTGAGATGGAGCAAACCATGCAGAATCAGGCAGATCGTTTGGTTGGCCTAGACTTGGATAATCCACTGTCTCAAATTAAACAGCAGTTTTTGGTGGATAAGTTCTTGTCGCACTCCGCTGAGGTGCTGAATATGTGCTATCGTTGTTTCCAGCGTTTCGGCCCAGACCAAGTATTTTTCCAAGTTACAGGCGTTGCAGACCCGCAACAGTTTGATAAGGGCAATCCAGACGAGAACTACGATACAACTATTACTTACGATGTGCTTAACAACGATCCGGAGAGTCAGGAAGCAAAACTCCAGCAACTTGTGTCGCTTATTCAGCTTGACCGTAATGGGCGTATCAATGTTGACGCTCTTCTTGATGTTATCGCCTCTTCTATTGATCCAGTTCTTGCTTCGACAATCTTGCAGCCTTCTCAGGCGGCTCAAGAGCAAGTCGTAAAGCAAGTAACTGATGACCTGACCAAGATTAGTGCTTCCATTGAGATGCCAGCGCGTCCAAATGGTGCGCAAATTGCAATGCAGGTTATTCAGCAATACGCTTCGCAGCCTGATGTTCAGCAAAAGCTGGCGCAGGATGAGGCTTTCCGTGGCCGTTTGGAGAAATACATGGCGCAATATACTTTCCAATTGCAGCAAGCTCAAAATGCGGAAATTGGAAAGCTGGGTACTGCTCCTGCCTCGATGGGTGGAGTGACAACACAAGGACTCTAATATGAATTTGGAACAAGATATTAAGTGGCTTAGTAACCACCCTCAGTTTGCTATGTTTATTAACGTACTCAAGGAAAGCCGCGAATCCTATATCAGTTCGCTACATGATGCTACTCCTGAGCGAATCATGCAGATTAGCGGGCGCGTTTTGGCTTATGATGACATTCTTCGCATGGTTAATGCAGAAGACCTTATTCGCAAACACACACAATAAAAATGGCCTTTTCATCTGTATATCCACCCACTCCATCAGTAGCCTCTGGAATGCGGGAGAAAATTAACAGGTTTCAATACGAAGCTATTGCAGTTAGAGCTCGTATGGCTGAAAGAAATCCTAGGTGGATGGGTGATATGGCTAAGGCAGATAATGAAGCGAAAAGAGAATTGAATGAACTAAGCCTAACTCATTTAGGTTACGCCTCGCCTTATTTTACGCCATAATAGCTAACATTGTTTTTGCTCTATTAACATGTATGATGTTACTAGAGCAAGCCAATTGACTTTAGTGTTAGGTTTACACTATCGCCCACCGTCTCAGGCGTTAATGAGCGTATAAACTATGTCTAATGAAGTTACTACGGAGAACGCTGGCTCCGAAATCAAAACAGTGGAAAAGTCGAACATTACAGTTGCCGAGTTAGCCGCTCGACGGCTGGGGGAAAAGAAAGTAGTCCCCAAAGAATCGCCTAAAGCTGAGGAAGCACCAAAAGCTGAAAAGCAAGAGGAGCAACCAGAACAGCCGAAGGAAAAAGACGTTCTTTCTAAGTTTGATCTAGGTGAAATGTCGGATGCAGAATTGCGTGAATTGTCGGACAAGCTAGGCTCTCGCGCCGTAGCTCGCTTCGGTGAACTCACAGCAAAACGCAAGCAAGCAGAGGAGCAAATTGCCGCTCTCCAGTCCGAACTGGCGAAACGCAGTCAGGAGTCCCCGCTTGAGGTGAAGTCGGTTGAAAAGAATCCATACGCCAATTTGGACACCATTGAAACTTTACAGGCGAAAGCCCGCGAGGTAAATGATGTTATCGAATGGGCAGAGGATAAACTTGACCAAGCTGACCACCTTGCGCACGACGACATTGTTGTTACCGTTGAAGGAAAGGAAATGACTAAGGCGGACGTGAAAGCCGCTCTTAAAAATGCCCGCAAAGCTAAGGACAAGTTTTTGCCCGCCCAACTCCAAGAGTTGCAAGCCCGCGAACATCGCTCCCAGCTTAAAAAGTCCTTCGACGAACATGCCCGCAAAGAGTTGGATTGGATGAATGGCGAGGATAATGACACTCGTAAGCAATATGAGGCAATGCTTGCTGATAAGCGTCTCACAAAGCTAATCGAGGCCGACCCCGACATTGCTCCACAGCTTCCTTACATTTTGGCTCACGCAGCCAATTCCATGTATGGTCGCAAAACCATTCCTCTTACGGAAGCCAAACCTAAGATTAACCCACCTTCTAGTCCTGCAAGTTACAATGGAGCATCTGAAAAACCGGAAGCTCGTAGTAATAAAGCTGTGTTAGAAGTAGCAAAGAGATTCAGTTCGTCAGGCTCAGTTAGTGACTTTGCAGCTCTCCGAGCAATTCAGCGTTCCGTCCGTTCTTAACGTCAGATTAACCCTATAACTACCTAATACCATGGCCTTTTCCGGCACATACGACACCACCAATCCCGGTGCTGCTGTCTCCAACCGCGAGCAACTGCTCGACGTTCTCACAATTCTCGCTCCCGAGGAGACTCCTGTTCTCTCCGCTGCGACCAAAACCAAGGCGTCCGCCACTTTCGTAGAGTGGACTGTTGACTCTCTCGCTGCTCCCAGTACCGCTGGTGTTGCCGAGGGTGCCGACGTTATCACTTTCACTGACAAGTTCAGTGGTCGTGCCCGTCTTGGTAACTACATCCAGAAGTTCCGCCGCGACTTTATGGTTTCCGACCTGCAAGAGGCTGCTGACTCTGTTGGCCCTGCCAAGATTGCTCAGGCTGAAGCCAAAGCTGTGCGCGAGATTAAGCGCGACATTGAGGCCACCCTCTGCTCTAGCAATGACCGCTCTGTTGAAGACGGTGCTGGCACGGTGTATGGTCTTCGTGGCCTCGGCAAGTGGGTTGACACTTCGCCCGGCACCGATGTTCCTGCCGCCTACCGCACTCCGTCTGGCTCGATTTACGCCTCCAATGCGTTTACCGAGACTGTGTTCAATGACCTGATTACCTCGATTTATCGCGTCACTGGCAGCACCAACAACCTGACACTGGTTGCCGACACTGCTCTGCGCCGTAAGATTACGGACTTCGCCCGCACCTCCGGTTCGGCTGATTACACTGTTCGTAATGTCAACACGGACATGGGCAACAGCACAATCAAGCTGTCGGTTGAGATGTATCAGAGCGACCATGGTCTTGTTTCCGTTGTGAACATGAT